AACGGAAAAACTCGAGCGATTTTCGGCGCTGCTCACGCTTATGGATTACGGCTTCATAGCTGACATACGGGGATGCTTTCTTGTTGACCAAGCACACGGCGCGCAACTGCTCTTCCCGCCACTCGCAGCGCATTTGCCACAGCTTGCGATACCACCAGTCCGCGCACAGCATACGGGCCAGCGACGGCGGAATAAGGTCATAAGGAACGGGTTTACGGCGGCGCTTTTTGCGGCGCAGCTGCTCCCAGGCGGGCGGGATGACGTCCAGCCGCATGGCTTCAGCGGCCACCCTTTCCCATGCCTGCCTGATTTGTTCCGGCTTAACTTCATCGACAACAAACAGATCGCCGCTGGCCGCATCCAGACACATGCTCATGTGTGCCGCAACCAGCGTGGACAGGCGCTTGACCTGATGCTGATTCATTTCAGGCAGCGCCAGCAGCCCTTCCAGACCGTCATGGCTTGCCATAAACCGGAACGAGGCAGACACCTGACTGTCACGTACGCGGGACAGCCTTTCCAGGCATGGCCTGATGGTTTCATTCAGATAACGGGAATATGCCCTGGGCTTGTCCAGGCGCTGGAAATATTTAATACGCTCCATCAGCGGCTTGCTGATGTGGGCAGGTTCGGCGTTTACGTCAGCCAGAATAACCAGATCGGGGTTAAAGCGCTGCTGTTCGTGGGCCATTCTGGCGCGGCTGATCAGATTATCCTGTGCCATTTCACGTAAGACAGGATCGCGGGACTCGTTATAAAAAAAGCGATTCCATGCCTCATCACTCTGTGCTTCGCGGCGCAGCTGTTCGTGCTTCCCGTCAGCGGCGTAAAGAGTGATAAGGGTTGAAAGCGCTGATGCCGGTACAGGCTCAGTTGTTTTCAGGCGCGGGTTAACCGCTTCCCGTGGAGCGTTCCACGGGTAAGCGTATTCTTTCTGCATCAGAGGCCGCCCCGGCAGTGGCGATTTTTCAGCTCTGCGATTTCCTGGCAGGTGACACAACACTGCACGCCCTGAATTGCGCGGCGGCGCGCTTCCGGGATCGCGGCATCACATTCTTCGCAAAAAAACTGGCTGGCCTGTACCGGCCGACTGGTTACCAGAGCCACCTGCCGTGCCAGTTCTTCCTGCACGCGTTCCTGTACGCGGTCCATTGAGTCGCCCATCAGTGCAGCTCCTGTGATTCGCTTTCATAACGTGCAGCTTCCTGGCGGATCAGCTCTGCCGCTTCAATGCCGTTCAGGTCTTTTTGATGGATATACAGGGCAAGCGCGACAAGGCGCTCAGAAACGCGCAGCGCACGCTCTTTGCGTTCCTCGCTGCGAGCCTTATTAAGCAGCGTCACCATTGCGTCGGTGTCAGCTTCAAAACTACGGGTTTCAATATTTCGCATATTTCTTTCTCCAGAATTTGGGCAAAAGAATGCCCGGCGGATTTACGCCATTTAATTTCGTTGGGTTAATTAATTAGGTAACGTCAGTTTTTTGGGAAATAAACTCACGACTGCACGAATATGATTCATTGCACTTATCAGCGCGTATTTTTCATCACTCGTCAGTTCATCAAATTCAACGTCATGACGTTCTGACCGGATATTTGCCAGAAAGAAAATTGCGCCTAATGCCCTTCTGTTCTGCTCGTACTGCGTATCGCGCTTGTCTCGCATATCAGCTATAAAACGCTTCAGCTCATTACCGCAGTTATCACCCCATAACTTTGTGCGTATAGCCGCAATGTGATTAAGGCCGTTAAAGCGCTGACCTGCACTCAACTGAATAGCAATGTCTTCAACTTCAATTGCCATTTATTCTTTCTCCCGTTTCCGGTTAAATCTGCCAGCAGTTCCGCCTGGTTATTTGACGGGTGCCAGCGCCTGCCGTTCTCACCCATAATCCAGCCATTCCCATAGGCGGGCGAAGGATTCTGACGGCGTAAAAGTGGTGCTACTGAAAAAGCCATGACCACCTCAACTCAAACCGAACGCGCCAATGCCGCTCATTGCGTCCATTGTTGAGGACAGAGCCGGATTGGTATGAATTCTTGCCTGTACAGCCATTGCAGCCAGTGTCAGGCAGCGAATGCCGCTGTTTACGTTCTGGATTAACTTGCGGCGGCATGATGTTGTGATTTTGTCCTGAACAACTGCGGCCGCTGCCATCTGCCCTACTTCTGCCGTAGCTTTAAGGATGTAAGAGGATAAGTTTTCCTGCGCCATCTCATTTACCGGCACACAGGGCAAACAGTGCAGCTGTGCCAGCATCCCATCAACCAGCGTTGCATCTTCGGTCAGGTCAGTAAGGATTAGTACTTCCCGAACCGTAAGCTGATGCACCTGCTCCGGGTTCAGCTTGTTGCTGATAGTCTGCGGATTCAGACCCGCTTTCTTAGCCAGCTGGATTATATTGTGCTTTGCCGCAAATGCCCGGCAGGCTTCATCAAAATGGCTATGTGTGGAAACACGAAAATCAAACATGCAACGTTCTTCCAAAGTTCTCATAATCGAACTTACTGACCAACGATAACGCGGAAGTTGGAATGACCGAGGGACTCACGGACCTGATCGGTTTTGTACATCAAGTAACGCAGGCTCACACGGCCTTTGTTTTTATCTTTTTTAACCATGTACTTAGCAAGCTGACCATGGTGAATTTTCTGATAGACAGAGCCACGGGAAATACCTTCCCATTCTGCAAACTCTGCAGGGGTAGCCAGCTCCTTTGGTACACGAATTGAAATATCGATGCTCATAGTGCAGTATCTCTTAGTTTATATTCGCTTTATCTCGTTTTATGCGGTTTGGTTTTGATTTTCAAACCATGAGTGGATATTAAGATCACTTTTTATATGCGTCAAGGGGTTTGATTATGAGTTTAATCAAGGCAGGGAATGATAGCGGTGGGCGCGATGCGATTAACAGGCTTATCAAGGCTTACAATTTTAACTCACGTCAGCAGCTCTGCGAACATCTAGCGGTATCGAAAAGTACCATGGCTAACAGGTACTTACGAGATAGCTTTCCTGCTGAATGGGTAATTCAATGCGCCCTTGAAACAGGGATCTCCCTTCTATGGCTGGCTACCGGCCAAGGGGATATGTATACGAGTGAGAACGAGGAAAGAAATCTCAAAAACGAAACATCCGTCACGACAAGATCACTTTCTAAAATTGTTGCTCCCAAGATCAAACATGCGGAACTGAAGAACGGTGAACTGCAGCCGAGTGATGAAATCCTTCTTGATAGCAGACTGCTGGATGGTAACTCGTCCAATTGTCTTTTTATAAAAACAGCTACTGATAGTTTTGTTGTGGATACGTCCGTGAAACAAATTAGCAATGGTTATTGGCTGGTAGACATCGACGGTGTTAAAAGCCTCGTCAAAATTGCCCGCATTCCTGGCAATAGAATTGTGGTTCATCAGGATGAAGCATCCTTTGAGTGCGCCGTAGATGATGTAGAGGTAATTGGCCGCGCAGTAAAAGTAATTAAGAGCATCTAACTATGACGATCAGAAAGCAGCCGAACGGAAAATGGTTGTGCGAGTGTTACCCGAACGGGCGTGACGGCAAGCGCGTGCGCAAGCAATTTGCGACGAAGGGCGAGGCTGTAGCATTCGAAAACTTCACCATGGATGAAGTGAACAAAAAGCCGTGGCTGGGTGAAAAGGAAGATCGGCGGCGTTTGTCAGAATTGATTGAGCAGTGGCACTCCCTTTACGGCCAGACGCTCGCTGACCCTAAGCGCCTAATGGCGAAACTGAATATTATCTGCAATGGCTTAGGCGATCCCGTTGCTTCTGAGTTAACCGCCGGTGACTTTACGAAATATCGTGAAGCACGATTAAAAGGTGAAGTGCGTAACGAAGATGGCGCGCTAATGTCGCCAGTAAAGCCCCGCACGGTAAACCTTGAACAGCGTAACTTATCATCCGTCTTTGGCACCCTAAAAAAGCTGGGCCACTGGTCAGCGCCTAACCCGCTCGCCGGACTACCAACATTCAAAATTGCAGAAGGGGAACTGGCGTTCCTGGCCCAGGACGAAATTAAACGCCTGCTTGATGCCTGCGCTGATTCTCAAAGCTCTAGCCTGTTGATGATCGCCAAGGTATGCTTGGCCACCGGCGCGCGGTGGAGTGAAGCCGAAAACCTGCAGGGCCATCAGTTATCAAAATACCGAATCACTTATACCAAAACCAAAGGCAAGAAAAACCGTACCGTACCGATATCTCAAGATCTGTATGATGAGCTTCCTAAAAATAGAGGGAAGTTATTCACGCCATGCAGAAAAGCTTTTGAGCGTGCAGTAAAGCGGGCCGGTATTGACCTGCCTGAAGGGCAATGCACCCATGTCTTACGTCATACGTTTGCCAGTTACTTTATGATGAACGGTGGAAACATACTCGTTTTGAGAGATATTTTGGGTCATTCTGATATCAAGATGACCATGGTATATTCACACTTTTCACCAGATCATCTTGAAGACGCAGTTTATAAAAACCCTCTAAACTTTTTATAAGATACAGACTTACATTAATAAATAATCCAACTCATCTTTCATAGGAATAATTTGTTCATATAATCGATGATAGGATTTACCAATTGCCCCCCTAAATTGAATTAACTTAGGTGGATTACTACCTATATTAATAATATGATCTTGTGCAATACCAGGATAAGGATCAATGAAAATTATTTCAGCAACTTGTAATTGATATGCTTTTTTTGCACAAAGTTCACAAGGACTTGCTGTGGTATATAACTTACCACCTTGCACACCAACACCACCATATTTAGCCAATTGTAAAAAGGCATTTTCTTCGGCATGTAAAGCTCTGGTATGGACCTGATTCCCTTTTTTATCATCATCTAAACTATTATGAATATCCTTAAAGCAATATGACAAATTCCGTCCTTTGAAAATTTCCGAACTTGATTCAATCGATCTAAATTTTATTAAATTACCTTTGGCTTTCTTTCTAAAAAGAGCATCATTTCGCTCATATGAGCTGTATACTTTAGAATCAAAATCATTTATCAATCCATCGAGTGATCTCATTGAACATGGCATTTGTCCTTTGGCTACATCATTCCAACCAACTGATTTAATAGAATTATCATTATCCGTAACAACGGCACCGACCTGTCTTGATATACATCCAGAGTTTAATTTAACAGTATATGCAACCTGCATAACACGCTCCATCGCTGTTGGAGTGATCAATCCCGGATGTTTCATTAGAGCAATGTACCATGCAAGTTGTGCTTTCAGTATGTTATTGTTATCAAACTCATTCTTAGGGTTAAAAAGATGAATATCTGAAATTTCTATGCACTTAGTTACATTAGGGTTCGTTAAATGTTTATACTGATTGTCTTTATCTCCTTTACCTGACTCAATATCATCAATGTGTTTAATTCGCTCAGATGAAAATTTATGTAACTTCTGTAAATATTTTTTCCTGTGCTCATCCGGGGCATTAATTGATACCAGATGGAATGCAGCATATCTATCTTTAAAGAACTTAGCTTCATATGGATTACGTATAGCATCAATAACTACTAATGCCTTACCATTTTGGCTTTTTCTAATAAGCTTAATGACTCTATTAATTGTTTCAGGTAAATGAAATACCGATTTTGGAATAAATTCTCCTGTATCAAAATCTGTTTTTATTTCACCAAGCCGTCTAATTGATTTCCCAGCAGCCTGATAAGTTGACACATAAAGCCCTGTATTTATTTCATTAAGCTCTTTTTTAAATTTGTTCGTGAAAAACCTAACCAAATGCAATATTTTTCTTATATTAGTTACATCTAGGTTTTCGAGATCTAATTCTTGACTATGATCGATAAGTTCTTTTAAGATCCCCGTTCTTTTTTTTCTAAGTTGTGTTTTCGAAAATGCCCCTTCATTAAGTATCTCATTCAATTTATCTTTATCAATGCTATCTTTAGTTGACGACATGATGAAGTGTAAAAGCTCAGTTTGTGACATTGCTAATAAATAAACTGATAGCAAGTCACTAACCTTGATTGAGTAAAATGCCTCCCAATGACTCTCAGTGAAATCCTTGACTATCTTATATCGTTGTAAATCTAAACCATTATAAAAATCAGTTAATTTATCCACATCAGGAAAAACTGTCTCATTACTTTCTAAAATACTTGCTGCTGTAGTACAACCAGAGCCAGTTCTCCCAGTTAAGCCAACTAGAATAAACTGCCCATTTTCTAAAAAAAGTTCACTTACGAATTTCTGCGTTTTCATATATCCCCACATCGAAAAATATAGATATTTGTTTTATTTTTGCATCACTTCCAGTATAAATTATCGTAGGTAGATATTCTATTGCATTAATAAAAATGGCGACAAAATGGCGACAGAAGAGTAAAAAGGCATAACACTTGCTAATACCACATAACACTAAGTGCATGATAATAATTATAAATACTTGAATTGCAACTATTAATAATAGGATGTAGGAATTTCGGACGCGGGTTCAACTCCCGCCAGCTCCACCAAATCTTGATCCGGATACGTCCGGTGAAGTACGGAAAGCCCGCATGGCACAAGCCTTCGCGGGCTTTTTTGTGTCTGTAATAGTCCGTAGCGTTCCGGCTAAATCCAGTGATTATTGGTATACGTATTGGTATACGGTAAGATGTATCCTAAAAACGTATACCAATTCACGAAGGAACGCCTTTATGGCAAGGACTACGCGCCCTCTTACCAACACCGAAGTTCTTCGATCCAAAGCCGTTGATAAAGATTTGACGCTGCATGATGGCAACGGACTTTTTATGGTTGTGAAAACTACCGGCAAGAAGCTTTGGCGTTTTCGCTATCAAAGACCAGCGACAAAGCAGCGCACCATGATGGGCCTCGGTGTCTTCCCTGCCCTCTCGTTGGCAGATGCCAGGCGTCTGCGCGCTGATTACCTCTCCTTACTTGCTAATGGTATTGATCCACAGACGCAAGCCGAACAGGTCACAGAACAGCAGCAGATCGCTTTAGACAGCATTTTCTCAACCGTGGCCGCTAACTGGTTTGCTTTGAAGCAGGCCAGCGTTACGCCGGATTATGCAAAGGATATCTGGCGCTCTCTTGAAAGGGATATTTTTCCTGCCATTGGCGAGATCCCCGTGCAGGAGATTAAAGCTCGTAAACTTGTTGAGGCACTAGAACCCATCAAAGCCCGTGGGGCTCTTGAAACCGTTCGCCGTCTGGTACAGCGTATAAACGAGATTATGATTTATGCCGTTAATACCGGGCTGATTGATGCTAATCCTGCTTCTGGGATTGGGATGGCTTTTGAAAAGCCAAAGAAACAAAATATGCCCACACTGCGACCAGAGGAATTGCCGAAGCTTATGCACTCGCTGGTAATGTCTAATCTATCAATTCCGACTAAATACCTTATTGAATGGCAACTTCTTACTCTTGTTCGTCCTTCCGAGGCATCTGGAACTCGTTGGGAAGAGATAGATTTCGACGCTAAACTTTGGACAATACCTGCCGGCAGGATGAAAGCTAAACGTGAACATATTGTTCCTTGGTGATGCTGCCAACTTACTGATTTAGTGTATGATGGTGTTTTTGAGGTGCTCCAGTGGCTTCTGTTTCTATCAGCTGTCCCTCCTGTTCAGCTACAGACGGG